TATATCAAGAAGTCCCTCGGCAGTTGTCGCGAGTGTTCCTAAGCTTATTCCAAGTTGACGCGCCTTAACTGCGGTTCGTCCAATTGCATCGGGGTAACGGGAGAAAAATGAATATGAGGTCTTAGCGGCATCAGAGATATCGGCCATAACTAATGCAGCAGACACCCCACTCTCAACTGCGAGATTTGAGATTGCTTCATTTGCAACTGCACTATCTTCTCCTACGAGTCTCATTATTTTTACAAAGTCCGCAGCTGCACTAGCGGCTACACCCAATGCACTGGTCATTTTACCGACAAGTTGAACATTTTTCTCTGTTATCAAACTTGTATTGCCCATTGTCGTATATAACGCTTCAGCACCTTTCAATGCATCTTCATACGACATGCCGTACTTACTCAATGACTTCCATGTGTTATATGAATATTTCTCTAACTCTTTTGTCTGAGAAGTAACGAGTCCGGTAGTTTTTCTAAAATCATCAGCTGCATTTTCCATCTCTATAAACTTTTTAACTGCTAGACCTACGAGTGCAATTACAAGCAACCACGGACTTGCAATAAAATCATCAATTGCGGCGCCAACATCTTTAATTTTATCAATTGATAACCCAAATACTGAAAGCGATTTTTCTTGAAGTGCTTTTATTTTCTCAAACTGTACTCTACGCTCTTGAAGTGATTTAAATTCTTTGACAGAAAGTTCCAATGTTAATTTTTGTGTCTCATATTCTTTATACGCTTCTTCGGTATTGAAACTTTCTTTTTCAGCTTCAAGTTTGTTTAACTCCTTCGTAAGTTCAATGAGTTCTTCTTGGTACGGAATAGATTTTTGTCTAAAACCCAATTGCTCCGCCATATCTTTAGCAAGTTCTTCTTCAGCGCTCTTAACTTTTCTGAGAACATCTAACTGTTTGTCCCTACTCTCTTCGGATGCATGTAGTATTATCTCTTCTTCTCGCTGAAGTATAACCTCTCGTCCCATGATTTGTAGAATTTCATTTTCTCTTTTGGAAATCTGAGATGCGTATGATTCTTCATCCTTCCGCATCCTTTTAGCGTCTATAAGATGCGCGGCTTGTTCCTGAAGTGCTTTGGTTGTTTCATCTTGCGCTGTTTTTATTTTGTCGTGCTCTAATTTCTGCTCTTGAAGTACTTTAACTGCGGAAATCGCTATCTTCAATGTCGCTAACTGAGCTTCCTTTGCTTTTTCTAGCTTTTGACCCCAAGTTTCTTTTGCAGTTCTCTCTGCCTCCAATTCATTTATTTGCTCTGTATATTCAAGGAATTTTTCCTGGTATGGAAGCGTTTGTCGTCTGGTTTCAAACTGCTCAGTTATTTCACTTGCAAGTTCTCTCTCAAGACCTTTAACTTCATTAAGAATCTTTAGCTGTTTCTCTCTACTCTCTTCATCATTATGCGTAGCGACTTCTTGCTCTCGTCTAAAAACCATTTGCTTTCCAAGAGTCTGTAGAATTTCATTTTCTTTCTTGGAAATTTGAGATGCGTATGATGCTTCGTCCATTCGGAGTTTTTTCAACTCAGCTGCACGAGCTATAGTGTCTTGAAGTATTTGTTCGCGAGTTTTTGCCATAGGTTACTCTTATAAACCGGCACCTTTAATTTTTTCATTATACCAGTTATCAAACTCCGCGCCTTCCGGAGTTTTCTTCTTTTCATCCATATAATCCTGCAATTCTTTTTGAAGTTTAGCGAGGCGTTCCACACTAGCCTTGAACTCGGGGTCGCGCTCAAGTGACTTCATCAGACGGTCTTTCTTACCGGCCAAAAGAGCGCTCCAAATTGCGGTTAATGCGCGTTCTACAATACCTTCATTGATAGATTTCTTACTCATGGGATTCTCCAAAATGAAAATAGGATTGCAACTACAAATAAATATGTTGCAATCCTATTTCTTAGTGATAGCCGGTCTTTTTGGAATGGTGGGCGGTGTGTAATTTGAACCTTTTTTCGTCTGCTCTGCCTCTTTACTCTTCCATTCCTCAAGTTCTTTGAGGTAGAATCTACGAAGATAAACAGGCATCGAATATACATCACCGTAACTGAATCCACCGTTTGATGCCATGACCATAATAAATAGCTCGCGGTGGAGGTTCGATTTATCTGCTACCGCCAGGCCAAAAAAACTCAACGGTTAAAGGAATGGTTAATTTCTCTTCGTACCCACAGTCGGGGTTCTTACATACATAGTCATACATCATATCAACACCGGGTTGAACTTTTGCAAGATGACGGCGGAGTGCGAGTGAATCACTTGCAATCATTTGGGAATCAACAAATGAAACTATAGTTGCGGTGTCTCGTTTACCATTAACCGATGTAATAACTTTCTTCAAACGGGTACTGAGGTCTGCCGAGTATCGTTCATTTATTTTCTTCATCGCTTTAATTTCAACATCAACATCATTCTCGTCTTTTCCAGTAAGGAACTTAAATGTAATTTCAGTACCGGACGGTAGAGTAAATGGAAACTCATTTATACCTTTTGGTAAACTGGAGAAATCAATCTGTCTATGCTCAAGCGTACCCAAGTCAATAGTATCTTGTTGCTTACGCTCGCATACAGGGCATGTTGTCTGAACCTGATAATCTTTTCCATATCCAAGTATTCGGGTTGCAACCATCAATGCGTTCTTATCACCAATGAGTAAATCGTCATAATTGATTTTACTGACAACAACATTCCTTAGCACCATATCAATCGCAACACCTTTCTTTACTAAGTTTGCAGATGTTAAAATGTCCTCTTCCTTTGCACCCATGTATCGAATTTCAATCTTACCACTTGATAACGGATTATCGGCCGGGTAAAACCATCCCTGAGACGGCAGTTCAAGGACTTCCGTAGCGAATTTGTTTTCTGTCATATTAGTTATCCTTTGATTTGTGTATAGAAACCATTACGAAACCCTTTCATCGAACAACAGAAAGTCTCCCACCGAGGGACGATGGGAGACTTTTGCTGGCTGTATATCGTTAGTACTGTAAGATTGCGTAGTCGTAACGAATAGTTAATGTTATATCCATTACTGCATTATCTGACCAACTCCACTCACCGAAGTTCGCGGACTTGATATATGCTCCCTTGAGTACCCACTCTTCCACCTTGTCACCAACTGGTCCGAGTGCATTGAGCGTAAGGTCTTTCTTATAAAAGTCGGAGTACCCTTCTCGACCAGTGACAGCTTCGTGTGACAGACGAATCCATTCCATGACCGCCTGAGCTGCAGAAGGAACGATTGGGTCGTACAATGTCATATTAATATCCTGCCAGTCGGCCTTTCCCTTAATCTTCCTCTTGATATTAATGTGGTCGAGCGTAATATCCTCAAATGTAAGGTTAGGTCGCGCTCCTACGTGAACCATGAACGCTGGAATCATTTCAGCGTACAAGATGAATCGAGCTTTTACTTTTGGTTCAAACGCCTGTCCAAAAATCTCAGTTTGGTCAATGATTGCCATTGTCTATTCTCCGTTATGGTCAAATCTCTACTACTGTGCAAATAAATATCACGATTACACGAAAATGTTTCGTTTCATACCATCTATAAATATGTGAATAAAAGAAAATCCGCACCCCGAAGAGTGCGGATTCTCCTTATTTTTACTATGCTATCTACAACTTACCAACTAGCCTACCCCTTAAGCATTGGGGAATGTTGCGCCGGTTGGTAGGATGTTGAAGTCAATCACAATGAACTCAGCAGTCTTGGTTGGCTGTAAGTAAATCTGACCATACAAGATGTTGCGGTCAATCACGTCTGGAGTATTGTTAGTTTCATCCATAATGACTCTGAACGCATAGAGTCCACTCTTCTGTTGAACCGATGCCATGTAGGGGTTCACAATGTTCAAGAATCTGTTGCGTGTCGCAGTTGTATTCTGTTCGAACACAATGTAGCGAGATGTAGATGCAACAAATTTCTTAAGATTGATGAGCAACCTACGGACATTAACACGGTCGAGTGCAGACGGTTTGACTTGCAACGTTTTCTGACCCCACGCAACCACACCCTGTCCAGGGAAGGTCGCGATTGGGTTGATACGTGCCTCATATAAGTCGTCTCGCTCGGAGTGATTCAACTTCGTCCTTGCTTCAATTACTTCTGTGAGTCCACCACGATTCAAACCAGCTGGGGCGAACCACTCGTAAGATACGCGGTCGTTAAATGCATACACTCCCGGCATAATTACGGATGGTGGAACCCAAATCTGATTCGTTGTTGATGACTCGACAACTTTCACCCACGGGTAGTAGACAGCGGTGTAGTTACTGTCCAACTCGCCGGGTGTTACATCAAATACATTAACTGCCTCAAGGACTGTATCGCTCAATTCAAATGCGTCCATGATGTAGAAGCAGTCACCGCGTGTTTCGCAGATGTTCTTTGCATACTTGCAGACATCTTCGTGTATCTTGTAGATTAGACCCGGAACAACAACGAGGTTCGTGTCAATCTCTTCAGCACTTGCAATACCATCGAGTGCTTTCTTATACTGCGTTGTACCTGTTGAGGACGGAGTGCTGCAATCAAATCCAAACACGTTGGTTTCTGTTATACTTTCACCAGTTGCTCGTGATTGTGTTGGGCACATTCCATCAAATCCACCCTGGAACGGAACAATGAACTTCCTCTGTGCTACATAAGACGAAGCGGTTACGTTCGCAAGTGAACCATAGTACGGCGCGCCACTCAATGCTGACGGAACTGTAATATCGTCAAGACTGAATGATACGTTCAAACCCACTCCAGCACTCGTACCCGGTGTTGTAGCAAGATAGTTACTGTTATCTGCGTACTCGAAATCGAATCCGTAGAACTTACGCGCATCATACACACCGTCAATTGACTGTGTAGTTACCATACGCGCTGCGGGCCAACTAATCGTTG